TTGTTATGTTACGACAACCACTCAGAATGTGCTAATTCCTTAACACTTTCCAAGATCTTTTTAAGAAGGAGTGGAGATGAAGATGTCTGCTTAACATAATTCCTATTACTAAAAATTATATTTGCGTCTGATGATTTTAATGTCCTAAAGTAGGGTAACCATTCCCCACCATAAAGGGTGTCAAAATCATAGGCACGTTTCATCTGTGATAAATATGATTCTTCTACATATTTACCATAGACAAAGGCATAGGGATGCGCATAAACAGCATCACTTCTATCTTCATTCCCTGTGGTAAAATGGATGAGTGCCCTTTCGAGCCTCATTTCCACATCACCATAGTAGGAACTGGCAGCTTCCTCAAAACTTCTCACAATGCAATTGATTAATATTCCTTTCGATTTATTAATCATATTACAAGACAGTTGAGGGTAATCGTGTTCTCCCTGAATCGTTCGTATAAGATTCAAAGACTCGTCATACCCTCTCAGTCGTTTATGTAAGAAGTATGAGCGTTTTATTTTCCTCTCCTGGATAAGAAACGACTTACGTCGGAACTTTCTAGGACGAGTTTTATAAAACAGTGAAGCTGCCTCTAGCACAGGAATTACAGGCCTCCATCCTCGATCATAGTTGGTTTTCATTAATTCAAAGAAACCTATATACGATTTGGTTTCTTGAAGACCAGCTTTAATAGAGAAGGGGCTTATTTCACCATAAGGAGTAAAAATCCTCTTTGCAAACTCAAATAGTGAATTACCTATATGAGACTTTTGCATTTGGATTTCCATTCCAATTAGGTGGATAAGTTCCTGATAATTCTGAGCCAGAGCGTCATCGAAAATGATAATATCATCTCCTAATAATTTATATTTAGCTGTTTTCCAAGAGATACCAATCTCCTGGCAGCAAACGTAAACTAAAAAGTGATGACATAGCGTAGTTAATGGCCAAGATGTATAAAAACCCATGGGATTACCCACGTTATATCTAACGCGGTTAAGTAACCCTTTAGGATTTTTATATTCAAAGTCATAACCCGCTATAATATCATGCCATGCTTTAGCTTTAATAAGACCGAAATTACAAGTCAATAACCCGACTAATATCTTAATCGGTAGTTTGTCTGTAAAAGCAGTCAAATCAAAACTAAAGTATGTCCTATCTGAACTGAAAGGCAATTCTTTTAGACCTTCACCTTGGTTAAAGGTTTGGTCTTGAGGAATTGACCTCAACACAGTATTAAGGTAACTGTGGAAAGGTTTCAAACAAGTTTGAGACCAATAGTCTCCTATTGCAATCAAACGAGTTTTACCTTCCGAATCAGGAATAGCGGTTAATCTCCGAAAGGTCTTTCGACCTTCAAGAGGTTGGCCAAATATTTCTGAAAGTTCAGACAGATGACGTGACACGGTATCCATCTTCTCTGAAAGAATCGGTCCTGCAAAGGTCTTAATCGAGTTAACTAAGGACTCGGGAATATTCACCAAATCCTGAAGACAGTTAACAAGAGCTTGACCTCCAGTAGGACCAGATTTTGTCGTAAGATGATACCCTTCCCATGAAGGAAATTTAAG